ATCTCACGCGAGTGCTGAGAATCCTGGGCTTTAAAAAGACAATGAAGGCGATGCGGCTGGTGGGTGCGTGAGAACCCCTTTAGGCCCTGAAAAAAAGCCATAAACTCGTCTGGAACGCGTTGGAGAGGCTCGCAGTCTCGTCGTCCCATTGATGGCCGAAAAGGCAACCAAACGTACTGCGGCGGTCAGCAATCATGCGTCGCATTGCAATCTCATCGGGTTTCCACACAGCCTGGGTCGTTCGCTGCCGGTGGCGGCAGACGGCCGCCGCGCCTAAGGTTTAGTAGGCGGCGTTCTGAAAAGCGGGCAGGCCGCCGTCTCCAAAATATCAGGGTAACCTGACGTACGGCGCGTGAGCCGAAGCGAACAGCTTTGGCAGTGCGCCCATGTCGTCCATGCTGCATGCGATAACGGCCAAAAAGAAGTTTTCGCTTGATAAAACTTATAATAAACTTATAATTGTTCCATGAACACGATCAAGTGGACCCAAAAAGCGGCCAAACAGTTGCGCAAGCTTGACCGGCAGCACCAGGTGGCGGTTCGTGATGGAGTCAGTACGCTGGCGGCAATGCCTGATTGCCTGAGCGTCAAAGCGCTGACCGATCATGAGCATGGTTACCGGCTACGTGTCGGCAATTACCGGGTCTTGTTCAACTGGGACGGCGCTATCCGCGTCGTCGAGATTGAGGAAGTGAGGAAACGCAATGAACGCACGTACTAGCATTCAGGTTATCAACGGGCCGGACGGCAAACCGGCCTACGTGGTGATCCCATACGCGGAATACATTGCCGAGCATGATGCAGAGCGCGGGTTGATTCCGCATGAGGTTGTGAGTGCAACCGTGGACGGTGCGACGCCGGCTCGCGCTTGGCGCGAACACCTCGGGCTGACGCAGGTTGAAGTCGCTGCGCGCATGGGCATCAGCCAGTCGGCCTACGCGCAACAGGAAAGCAGCGAAAAGCTGCGCAAGTCTTCGCGCGAAAAGATTGCGACAGCGCTCGGCATCTCGGCGGATCAGCTCGACTTCTGACCGGGTAACGCTTACCAGATCCGGCGCCGTCAGCGACTCATAAATCCGTTTTTCCATCCACGTATGCGGGCGGCCCGATGCCCGCAAACATTCTCCCCGAACGCCACATGCGCGGCAGCTCGACAGTCTGCTCATGCCAGCGCGCAAGCACGGCGGAAAACCTGCCTTCGCGCTTGGCACGCCGGATTTTCTCGACCACATCCCATCCACGAACGTAAAGCGTGAAGCTGCGTCGGCTCGACAGGAAATGCGGCGCGTACACGCCGACCCACGCGAGCAGTTCAGCCGGCGGGACGTCTGGCGCTGCCGGGTCTGGATCAATGTTGGCGATTGCAGCCGGTTCGTCGGAAGGTGTCGGGACGGTCTGATTTTCAGGCGCCGTGCGCGCGTCAAGCGCGAGCAGGCGGAGCAGTTCGATGCGATGCCAGGGGATTGGCGAGCGACCGGCGACGTAATTGCAGATGGTCCGCGAGCAATAGTGCAGCTTTCTGGCGATCTCGGCGATTGAGAGGCCGCCAGTCAGCTCCAGAAACTCATGCAGACCGCGATGTCGTTGTTCTGCGAACACTCGGAGATCCTTGGAAGTTTGAAGGGCGCGAAATCTAACGTAAACATTACAAAGTTGCAGGGAATGCTACAAATTGTAAGTAACGTCGAACCAAGGTTAGCAAGTTCATTTGACATAATATAAAGCATCTAGCTAACTTAAAGCTGGCGTTACACCTGCGGGATCCAAGCCCCACAAGCGTTAGCGGGTAGCGCCAGCCACCGAAAACCCGTGGAAAATTTTTCCCAAGCGCCCATCCAGATCGACTGGACATCGGGCGATTTCGCGCGTTCGTAAGCTGCCGCCGCGATAACTTCCATCGGTTCGATACCGCAAGTCACAGCGATTTTCAGGGCAGTGGTTTCGTCGAAGTGGCTGCGGCCTGCGCGGTAGCCACTGATCGTCGAAGCGCGAATGTTCAGCGCTTTCGCGAGCGCGTAGTCAGATTCGACCTTGAGACAACGCTTGGCGTCGTCCAGATAGTCAACTGTTCCTTTCATCTTGTAACCCCTTGAAATTCAAGATTAACCCTGACGCGTAGCGTAGTTCGATGTTCGAGAATATGCAACGATCGAGGGTTACGAATGATTCGAGGCCTTGACATAGTTTTAGGTCTCGAACTATTCTCCGGCTGTCGCCTTGGCAACCGGTCCCAAACCCCGCCGGTGCTGGAGTTGATCCCTCCAGCCGCCGGGCGACACTTACGCGGAAAACCGTTCAAGGGGTTGAACAGGGGAGGTCAGATGCGACACATCTCGTTGCAATTCACACATTCAAGTTGCAAATCACTCGGCGCATGCGGGCGAGCGTCGGCGGAGTTCAGCGGCGAAGCGGACGCGATTCGCAGAGAGCTGAACGCACACAACGAAGTGCAACGAGCTCGCTACCGGAAGCATGCCGCAAGTCGGTTGATGACACTCGCACCTCAAGGACGCTCGCACCTAAACGCCCTAGGTGTTGCATGACGCACGTCGATATTCAACAAGCTATGCCACGTGTGGTCGCGCCGGGTGTCATGGAGTGCGGCCCTTACTTTGAACGACATGCACGCGGCGGGTATTTCATCGTCGGCCGGCGTCAAATCCACTGGTACGAAGAAGTCGTGCCACAGGGTGATTCCTATCTGCTAACGCGCGATGAGGCGCTTGGCGCTGCACTTAACGAAAAGCAAGGGCGCGAGTGAATTCCGATATCGCGACTATTGAGCAGCGGGCAGGCCGCACGGAGCTGATTGAAGACCTAGCCGCGTTCGGGGTTGGCGCTGGGGTCATGGTTCCCCCGTTCGTTCTCTACGCCCCGCAGCGCACGCTACGCAGCGATCAAGCGGCGGCCCATGCGCTGAATGCGCTGCGGCCACTTCTGAGCAAGCTGGCGCGGCGCCGCCGTGTCATTCGCTAGGAAATTTCATGAACAAAAAGAAGCCGCAAAAGCCGATGCCGCTTTGGGCGATCTGGCTGGTTTCGCTCCTTGCCTTACTCGCATGGAGTGCTGTCAACGGGGAGCCGCAAGCCGTCGAGCCAGTCGCGGCGCGGTCGATTATCTGTAGGTGATCGGGTAGGGGGTAGGCGGATGTGGGTCTATGCAAACGCCATTGGGACGGAGTTGCCAAAGCTGCCGGCCATGCAGAAGGCGCGTAAGCGTTTGCCGTACAAGTGGTATCGCCGTGCATATCGGAAGGCGGAGGGCGCAGGTCGTGAGAGTGCCCGCAAGCGTGGCGCGGCGCATCTGTTTGACATGAACGCGGCCGATCGCAGCATGGCCGCGTTTGTAGACGAACACGCCCCGGACTCGATGCCGGTTCGCCCTGACGCATCCGATTACGAAATCTGCATGAAGGCGCGCACGCTCGCCAATGATTTTGTGCTTCGGGCGCTCGGACTCGACGCCAATCAAGCGCTTGTCGTCGCGGCTCGCACCTGTGCCGCTTACGGTGTCGTGCTGCCGAATTTCGACGAGCCGGCGCAACAGGTCCTTCGCGTGAAGTGCGAACTGTGGTGGCGCCGCCAGTTAAGGCGTCTCCATATCCGTTCGCTGGAACATTCGAACATCCGCCTGCATTACGTCCACTACAAAGCCGAACCATATGCGAGCGATGAAGCGGTGCGCCGGCGCATCGCGCAGAACCGGCGCAACGCGGCCACTCTCGAATCCGTCACTCTGGAAAACGAACTCGGCCACCGTTTCACGCTCGCCGAGCTTGCGGCAAAGAGCATTTCGAACAAGGCACTGAAACGCGGCGAGCTGATGACGCGTTTGCGCGGCTGTGAAGACCTTGCAATCGCGGCGCACTTCGAAGGTGTGATGTTCACGCTCACTTGCCCGAGCCGCTTTCACGCGATCCGCCAATTGGGCGGCGGCACCCGGTTCATTCCGAACAAGAAATACAACGGCGCATCGGCGCGCGACGGGCAGGAGTATTTGCGCAAGGTGTGGGCGCGGATTCGTGCGCAGCTCAAACGCGAAGGCGTGACCTACTTCGGGATGCGTGTGGCGGAGCCGCACCACGACGCTACGCCGCACTGGCATGGCCTGATTTTCTCGGACAACGTCGATCGCGTGTGCGCGGTGATACGCGCTCACGGTCTGCGCGACTCGGGCAACGAAGCCGGCGCACAGGCTCGGCGCGTGAAGTTTGAGCGCATCGACAGCGCGAAGGGCTCGGCGGTCGGCTACATCGCGAAGTACATCGCCAAGAACATTGACGGCCACGCGGTCGGCGACCACAAGACACAAGAGGGCTACATCGTGCAGGCGGATATGTGGGGCGAAGACGAAATCACACCGTCGCAGCGCGTCGAAGCGTGGGCGGCGCTGTGGGGCATTCGACAGTTTCAGCAGTTTGGCGGTGCGCCTGTTGGCGTGTGGCGTGAGTTGAGACGCGTGAAGGTCGAAGACCTGCCAGCCGCCGAGGAATCGCCGGCAATTGTCGCCGCGTGGCATGCAGCACAGAAAACCGAAACTCACAAAGCAGATTGGGCGGAATACGCGCGGGCAATGGGCGGCATCGCCGGCGAAGAACGCCTGATTTACGTCAAGCGCACTACGCAGCATCGCGAAGGCCGTTACGGTATCGCGCCGGTCAAAGTACCCCACGGCGTCGCCGCCACGGGCATTGCATACATCGTCGACGGTATGTGCGCGTATTCGAAGGAAACAGAGATTTTTGTTCCGGCAACTCGCTTTGAGTGGCGGAAGGTTCAGCGCAGCGGCGAAGCCGCGAGCACTCGGACTCGTGTCAATAACTGTACGCACAGCAATCGGCCAGGGGTGGTCGATCCGGCTGCGCAGCTGGGTCGCAGCAATGAAATCAGCGTCAGTGGGGAAAGGGACTGCGCGAAATGGGGTCAATGGAACCTTTAGAGCGAGGAATTCCCATGGCACAAATGAACATCGATTGTCCGAGCTGCGGCGGCGAAATTGACGCTCGCCATACCGAAGGTCTCTCGACGACGCTGCGACGCATGTACTTCGTTTGCGAAGACTGCGGCTATCGCACGCCAGCAGGGTTTGAAATCCTGTTTTCACTGTCTGCGTCGTCCCGGCCGCGCGAAGGCGTGTCGCTGGAGGTCCGGCCATCGCCCATGTTGCGCGGTGCGGTGAATGCGCGCACGACAACGACCCGGGGGAGCCGGCCGTGAGATTCACGATAGCTTGCCCACATTGCGGCGCTCGCGGTATCGCGCGAGCGATGGAAAAGAAATCCGCAACGGACTGGGAGATCGACTTCCAATGCGATGACGTGACGTGCGGCCATACGTACCGCACGAAGCTCGAAATGTTCCCGCCGGAACTCCCTATACCGAAACGCCAGCACCGGCGGAATACCGAATTGCAGTTTGATCTTTAACCGGCTCGGGGGAGCGATGAATCACAGCGGCACAACTATGCCTACGAAGACGATACAGGTGTTGCTCGCGCTCACAGCGACTGCGACCGCGGCGTGTTTATCGATCCTCGCCGGCTGGCAGCGTGGCGGGCTCGTCGCGGAACGCGTGCTGCTGATCTGCGTTGGTGTCCTGCTGGTCGTCGCCGCCCACCTTCTGCCTGGCCTGTGCCGCCCGCACGGCCGGCGTATCCGTGCGCTCGGCGCAGTACTGTGGATGGGCTGCATGGTGGCAACCTGCTACGGGCACGCGGGTTTTTTTGTCACGGCACAGCGACATGCCGGCGAGATTCGCGCGGCAGCCGTCCCAAAGGTCGCCGAGTACGGTCGCAATCTGGCCGCGGTCGCCAGCGACCGCGCCGGCGTCGTGGCACGACTGGCCCGAGTGGTTGAACGCAAGTGCGGCGAGCGGTGTGGCGCTGTACGGATCGAACGCGCGACCCTTACTGCACGGCTCGCAGCCCTCGACGCCGAGTCGGCCGAAGTAACGCGACGAGATTTGGCGCTTGATCGCGCGAAAGCCGAGCGCACTGCAGCGAAAGCTAATCCGGTCGCCGGGCTGCTGACCGTTTTCGGCGTGGACGCGGGTCAGGTTGACCTGGTCGCGGGCATGGCGTTCGCTGTAGTGCTTGAGGGTGTCGCGTGCTTTTGCTGGCTGCTTGCGCTTCGGCCTTCCGACTCGCTCACCAAGGCTATCACGCCCGCGCGAGTAGCCAGTCACGGACCGGCAGTCACGCCAGTAACGCGCGCCAGTAAGGTAGTAGCGCCGGTCAACAATAACGCGATCGAAGTGGAGGCCACTCGCAGTTCAGCGACTGGCGTGCAGGCCGATGACGTAGCTCGCGTGCTGACCGCGATCCGCGACGGACAGCTACGCAGCACGGTCACCGAGATACGAAAGCACCTGGGATGCTCGCAAGCCAGGGCAGCGACAGTAAGAAAGCAAATTGTGTTGGACGGCAAACAGGGAACTGTAACCAACGTCACATGACCGGCGCCGACAAACGCGGAAGAAAACGGCGCCTGCACAGCCTTAAATGTTCGCCGGTTGCCTTTTCCGGTACGCTTGCAACTGACTGAGTGCTACCGCGGGCGCCATCGTCCACGGGATGCACTCTGACTGGAACTCCAGCAGGAGCAACGAGTGTCACAAAAAAAACCTGAAACGCTTGCAGGGGAATTGGAAGGGCGGCTTCTGAAAGCGATGGAACCTCACGCGGATACGATCTCACGCGGTCTTGCTCTGTTCGACGAATTTCGTCGGCGAGTCCGTGCTGCTGCAGAAGTCCTTGCCAGCCGAATAGAAGGTCCGCTGGCTGTATTAAGCGAGATAGATTGGGTTGACGTCAAAAGGCGGCTAGAGAACCTTCCCGAAAAGTCAAAAAAGGCCATGATCTTGGCCTCGTCTAAAGGCTGGTTTTTCGGCTGGAACGATTCTTTGGAAGATCTGGTTACGCTCGTGGAAAAGCTTGAAAATGTCGATGTTAACGAAATCGACAATATTCTCGCGGACTACCACCGAGAAAATTTTGAATCCGGCGCACAAAATTTAATCGCAAACCATCCGAACAGGGCCGCGGCTATATCGGCAGCGGTCCATGCACATAAATCATTAGGACCGAGCGGATACTTTCTTTCGACGCCTGTATTTATCGCTCAGGCAGACGGGCTGTTGAGTGAAATCAGCAAACTAAAGTCTCCAATGAGTGAAAAAGGCTTGAAGGAATTGCGGAGTAAAATTGAGAAAGACCCAGGGTCATCCGATCTCTTGTATCCACTTCTTATTTTGGATCAGCTTGATTTTTTAAAAAGTGAGTCCAAGCGAAATTTGTGGGCCGAAACCACGGGCCAGTGTTTCAGTGCGCTCAATCGTCACCAGGTTATACATGGCGAGTCGTCGGACTACGGTACGGAGATTAATAGCCTGAAAGCATTTTCGTTTCTCGTTTTTGTTGGCCTGCACCTTCCTTTGATTCTTGAGGGGCGGCATCCCACGGGAATCCTTTAATTAAATAGAACCTTGTGGGAGATTAATCATCGACGCTCTTGATAAAGCTCTGTCGTTCTACGCGGAGCATTACGAAGTGCTAGGCGCTTGGCAATTGGAGTCCGGGATAAAACTCCCAATCCTAGGTGATACCGTTAATCGATTGTGTCGTTTCTGCGGAAAACGACCGCCGGAGGTTACATTCAGGAAGATTGCACACGCCATTCCGCAGTCCTTGGGTAATGACAGTCTTTTCTCCGCTTACGAGTGCGATGATTGCAACGAAAAATTCGGCAAAAGCATAGAGAATGACTTTGGAAAATGGTCCATGCCAATGCGGACCTTTGCTCGGATCAGTGGAAAAAAAGGTATCCCAACCTTAAAAAATGAATCGGCAGGCTGGCGCATTGAGTATGAAGGCGAGAAAAATGGTTTCATGGTAAATCATCGTGAAGGTGATCCAGTTTTTTGCGTAAATGAAAAAGAGAAAACAGTTACAATTCAGGTTGAGCGCGAACCCTATACGCCAATTGCGGTTTTAAAGGCTTTTGTAAAAATGGGTCTGTCCGTAATTCCGGAAATTGAAATGCCAAATTTTTCGGAGGCTGTTGAGTGGATCGGGCAAGCTGGGCATCAAGACAGTTTTATATCAGAACTTTCGGTGATCTATACAATTGCGCCCGGCTCTCTTCCGAACGATAAAATTACAATTCTGATGCTTCGGCGGCGCCCTGAATATATCGGAGTTCCATACGCCTATTTTGTCCTCATTTATGGCAATGAAATGTTTCAAGTGATGCTGCCCTCGCGCGAACGTGACAAGGCGCTAGATAGCAAACTGCTTTCGCTAAATCCCTTTCCACACCCCACGGTCCGATTCGGGGCACCTAGATATCGCCTGCTGGATCTGACTAGCCGGGAAATAGTTCGCGGAGAAGTCACTGCGCTAACGATGGCGTATTCAGATCGCGTGGAGGTTGATGCAAAAAAATAATTTGGCGATCCAGCAACCGCAAAGACATGCGCCGCGCGCATCACGTCGCATCACTCGGCCGTTCGTGACATCACGCCGAAGCCTGCGTAGATTGGCGCTACGGCGGCCGGTGGCGTGGTGCATCAAAACCGGCCACCCAAGAGGAGGGCAGGCGGGGAGGGGGACTGCGATTTAAACCGTCAAAGCGGCTGACTCCGTCCGGCCCCTGTCGTGCCGGGATGCTGCCTGCGCCGCGTGTCGAGGCGCTGGACGGTCTTGTGCGGGTCTGGGGTGGGGATGGCACCCTGCGGGCACCTTGGGCGTTGCGTGGGGCTTGGTAGGGGGCGACGACTTGCAACGGGGCTTGCGCGGCCGGCGCGTAGGGCGGAGAACGGCCAAAACCGGACGCTCGACTTCGTCGGCTGGATTGCTGACAATGTCGGCAAGTCCAAACCGAAAGAGCGCACCGAATGATGCAGTTGCAAGCTCTGCCGCGCGAACTCGCGCTGCAATCGATTTCGCAGCGGGAAATCGTACTTCCACTAAATGCGGCTATCGCTGCGATCGACCACTGTGCGAACCACCAGATCCAGATTTTGGGCTGGGAGGGATGGATTCAGTCTTCGGATGGGCGGGTCGGCCACGGGAACGCGCCGCAGGGAACTACGAGTCTCGAGCATCTTACGATAGCGGAGGCTGCCGACTTCTGTCGTCGGACAATCACAGCTGCCGCAACGGCATGGCTGGAAAGCTGTGCAGGAACGACGGATCGACTGTACTTTTGTGTCACCATTGACTCGACTGGTGCAGCGACAGCGCCATAGGGAGCTGGATTCGGCCATGAAGAGACCTTTGTTCGATGCGTCGCCAGGACATTCAGACGGCAGTTCCACTCAGCAAGCGGTCATTCGATCTCCGAGAGGCGGCGTTTCCAGGCCAGGAACACCTAGTTTTCGCTCGCGCGTCCGCGCTTTATGCGCCTGAGGGTTTCGCTCTTGCCTTTTGAGCGGCTAGTTGGTTAATCATTCCGGGAACAGTGCTTAGATGAATTATTACGCGTGGGAGAATATCTATGAACTTACTCGTTCCTGCGTAAAACTCAGTAGCGACTTTTGCTACCTCAAGCCCATCAATCGCAATGATATCGCTGTACTGGCGGATAGCATCTGGATCGCGATGGGCGATTGTCGAGTTCCTTAAGTGCGTGAACTGACGCTGGGCTCGCGACTGAGCCTTTCGGATGGTTCGCATTGCATCTGTGACGGAAGCCCTTAATTCCTCCGGAACTTGGCCATCGTCGAGTGCTTGTCGTAATTTGTTTCCCGCCACTTTGTCGATGTCCAGTTCATGAATAGTCAGCAACATGACCCGCGCGGCAAGACCTCTTTTCCATGGATCGGAGTGCGTCAAAGCGTCGATTTTCACGGATTGAATGTCTCGTTCTGCGATAAGAAAGAACAGACCAATATTTAAAAGGGCTGTTGCCGCTTCAAAGCCATGTCGGCGCGTTCTCGATGCTTCCGTAGCTGTCGTCTGCAGTGCAGCAACTAAGGCCTTTTTTCTCTTCCGCTCAGACCACTGAAGTCTTGGCCGACTGAAGCGCCTTGCAAGCGCATGCGCGATCCGCCTTATCTTGCGGTGGACCGCGATGCGCACATAGCGTTCGACAAGTTCTTTGCGTTGCTGGAGAAGTCTTCGACGTTTGCGTGGCATGTTAGCCTAGCCTCTTCAAAAGCTGTTTTTTGCCACAGTGGACGCATTGCGGAAAGGGGTTTAATCGCCTTGATGGTTCGACCGTCCGCAACCCGTTAGATTGACGACATTGGCCCGGGCAGGCCCAGTGTCCGCAGGCGATCTCAGTCAGTTGGCATCTAGAGCACGCCAGCACTATGAAGATTTTTTGGACATGCAAATTTCCGCAGCGGCCAACAGTTCCTCAATAGCGCTGAGACGAACGACGGGAATGGGTCGTGTTATGCCTTTTGCATCGCGTGCAAGCCCGAGACGATAGTAACCTAGCTGAGCGGAGGCGAAGCGGGGACGGTAGAATCCTCATCTCCGAGGTAGACCGCGCACAGCACGAGAAAACGAAAAATGACAGGTTCGAACCTTCCACCGAAAGGAAAGTCGGGATCTCAGCCGCGACCAGTTGCGAACGGTAGCGTGGCCAGCAAGCAGGCGCGTTCGCGGCCAACTGAAAGATCGGATGAGTTAGCGAAGCACGTTAGCGGGAAGCGCAAATCGAGCTATTGGGACCCGCTCTATTCCGATAACTTTCGCGGCATCGATAGCGTATTTGATTGGAATATTTCCAACGTGACCGGCATTTCATACTCGGTATGTACGGCAGAGCGTTTGTCATCATTTGTGACGGACAAGAAGCTGACCCGGTGGAGTGCGAAAGGATTTTCTTTTGAAAATTGTGATTTTCGTGGCAATTTTGTGGCTATTGATTTGTCGTTTAATAACTGCCGCTTCTCGGAATGCGATTTGGGGTCCGCCACTTGGAAAGGAGTGAAGTTCTCGAATTGCAAATTTTCACGCGTTTCGCTCTCGCTGGCTACATTTGAGCAATGTCAGTTTATTGATTGCACCTGGTCAGAAATTGGAGTGTCCGGAACCGAAACGAAATTCTTCGATTCGATGATTTCGAATCCGTGGGATTTTGTTATGTCAGCATATACTAATACGGACGCGGGGGTGCTCCTCCAACGAGGACCAACGACTCCTGCTCATCAGAGAATGCGACTGGAGGAAACGAAGGTCAAGATTGCGAGGGCGGTTTTGTCGAATAGCGAGCGAAATGCCGACGATAACGTTTATTATGAAGCGGTAAGAACGTATTTGACGCAATCCTTGGTTTCTAGGCGCGAAAGCGCAAAATTTGTATTGAGTTCCAAGGAAAAGCCGCTGAAAAAGCTTTCTTCATTATGGAGGTTGTCGCAAGCTTCTCTAGAACTCTCTATTTTGAACATTTCAGGTGCGATAAACGAGTGGGGCTACAGTCTCGCGCGCCCGGCGCTGGTTGGATTGTTGATGATTGCGCTGTTTGCGGTCGTTTACAAAATGACCGGTGTAACATGCGGTACGGCCGAGACTGTTGAGGCTTGTACCTGGAAACTTGCTTTCATGACGTCTTTCGACGTCTCGTTGTTGGTCGGCTATACGAAACATGCTGCTGAAAAGACAAAGTGGATTCCTCAGGTTATTTATGGAATCAATGCGCTTGTTGGACTATGGTGGTACGCCATCTTTGTCCCAACTGTAATTAACAGAATTAGTAGAGTACGTTAATGGCGATTTTAGCGCTAGCATTGTACGGGAGTCGCGCCCGCGAGGATCAACAGCCAGATTCGGATGTTGATTTATTTGCCGTTACCGACGATTCTGAATACAGGATGGTCGTGCAGGCCAACATCAATATGGCATGTTACCCTCGCGACCTAGCAATTCAGCGCGCGGAGTCCGGCGATCTTTTTGTTTTGCATATTGCCCTGGAGGCCAAGCCTTTATTTGACCTTTCCGGCGAAATCGATGCTATTTGCGCCAGTTTTAATTACAAAGATAATTATGCGCAAGAAATCTGTTTAGCTTCTGATTTGGCGTGGTTTTTGTTTGGGCATGCGGAAAGCTTCAGGGACTATACTTTCTACAACAGGCGCGTTGCGTGGTGTGTCAGAACAATTTTGATAGCAAAATCGGCGGAAATGCGTAGACCGGTTTTTGCCGCCAAGCAGCTCGGAGAGTTTTCGGGATCTTGGGAGGCATTTTTGTTAATTAATGCGAAAAGCACTGGCCAGTTTATTCCAAGTTATCTTGATTATCTAAAAAAATTTCTAGATCGTTTTGGCTTTCCCAATCCCGTGCCGTCGGGAGAGCAGTTGGACTGGGCAATGAGATTCTCGGCAAGCCGGAATGTAATGGGTTTGAAGACACTATCGAATATTCGGGGCTCTACGGCGGCCGATGAGTATTGATTTTTGGTGAGAGGCGCTCTGGGGATGCGTATTTCTGATGGCACGGAGTCCTGTCGAGCGTGCGGCCGCTGCGCCGGACAGGTAGGGCATCTGCCGTACCAGCGGCGAGCGCCGTTGCTAGTCGGTCGGCCGTCACCTGGCACAAGGCGCCATTTAAACACCGGTTGAGCGTCCGTTATTCCTTCGGAACCCGCCCCGGTCTGGATCCTGAGTGAGCGTCGGCAGTGGGTCGAACTGAGCCGCCGGTCTGCGGTAGTCGTCTGCGAGGCCGCGCGCACCGCCCGGGAAGTTCAAGGGTCATAGCTTACCCAGCGCGTCAAAATGGGGGCATATCATATGCCTCAAAAATACTGTATGTTTACACAGTACTTTTTGAGGCTTATCGTGAAACTCGCAGCTTTTACCCCTCCAACCCTTGACGACCTGCGGAACTGGTGGCGCGACCATCGCGGCGAAGGAGACGTCGAGCGGCTGATTCTGGAGGTCCAGTATTTGCGACTCGTGCTGCTGCGACTACGCGGCGAAGCCGACGAAGCCGTCAGGCTTGCGAGGGAGGTTGATCGCAGCCTAGTCGGCCGCGATTCGCCGATCATGGAATTGCGGATTGTGCTCGCTCAGGAGGTATTACGTGTCGGCGATATCGACGATACACCGCGACACGATGCTGTACCGAGAAGCGTCCGAGAATACGCCCGCAATCCGGACGCGGTAACGTTCGAAGCTCAAAGCCGGCGCAAACGCGGGCAAACTAAATGATCCCTCTCCGGTGTTCTGGCTGCGCCTAAGCCGCCGCCCGTTTGATGGAATAGGGATTAAATCGGACAAGCTCGTCACCGACCCACTCGTTGAGCTGCGTAAAGCGGCGCTGGAGCGGTTCGATTTCGTTGGCCCCGAACACTTCGGCCGCAGTGTCTGCTGCGCCGAAACCGCCTGTGTTGCTCGGTACCACGCCAATAAGTTGAGGCGGGACGCGGTGCGCCGCGAGCAGGTCGTCGCGCGTCACGTTCTTGATGTTGAAAAACTCGTCTTTAGCCGTCACCTCGGACACCGGAATGAGCTGAATCCCTTCTTTCTTGCCCTGCGGGGCGTACATGAACAGATTGCGGAAATTGCCCGGCCCCTTGCTGTTTTTCAACGCCTCGCGCAACGCGTCTACGTCCTCCTGTTTCTGCGCTGCGTCCGTCATGTAGAGGATGAATCCGGCGTGCGATCCGTTTTCATAGTAGCGCCGGCGAAACAGCGTCGCGGACTCGTTCAGCCATGCCGCGTGCAGCGCGCCGAGATATTCGGGCAGGCCATACACTTCCTGATTGATATCCGGCTCAATCAGGTGATGAACGCTACCGGCCGCGAATTCGTGCTTTTCCTGAATACCGTTGACCTGAAAATACCGCTGAAGATCGGTCGCACGACGCATGTATTTCGACGGCGCGCGTTTGAGCGCGAGCGTGCCACCGATACGATTCTGCTGCTTCTCAAGATAGGCGTTTCCGAACACCATGAAGTCAAGCGCCCACTTGTCGAATTCCTCGCGCGTGAGCAGCTTGTGCGGGATGAACGTCGACGACAGCACATTGCGCTTGAAGTAAATCGCGGAGCTGTGATGCACGCCGGCGCGGAAAGACTTCGCGAGACCTGCGAACGACACCGGCGGTTCGAACCACTCGCCCGCCGACCAGCTCTCGACGTAATCCAGAATCTCGGCCCGGTCCATGACCGGCATAGCGTCGCCGAACGTGAACGCTTCGGCGCGCGCCGGCGGCGTTGTGACTGGTGCGGCCGGCGTGGACGCCGCGCCGCGTGCTTGGTGTTGTTTGCGTTTGCTCAATTGGAAAACTCCATAAATCCAGTGTTGTTGGCGGTGACGCCTTCCAGCGGCTCATTGCCGAGTGCGTGCAGGCATGCCCATGCAAGATCGGCGTGGCCGGTTTCCTCGCTGCGGCTCGCCTCATAGGTCACTTTCCGGCCGCTCGCGGTCATGGTTTTGCGGATCGCCATGAACGACTGCGCGAGATCAGTCCAGCCGGCATCGAACTCGAGTCGTCCTTTGCCGATCACCGACAGGCCTTTGAGTACGAGCTGCCCTTTGACTTCAGGCGAGTAGTTGAGCGCCACCGCATGCGGATAGAACTGGCGAACGAGTTGATAGACGCCCTGGCCGATGCCGGTCGTATCGATCGCCATATATTCGACGTTGTATTCCTGCGTGATGCGCCTGATCGCGTCGGCCTGGGCTTCGAAGTCCATGCCGCGCCATTGCTCCTTGTGCAGCACGCGGAACTTGCCACCCGGCACCGCCGGCGGCGCCACCACAATCAGGCCGGCCGAGTCGCCGGATAGCGCCGGGTCGTAACCGACCCACACAGGGCGCCATGCGAAAGGGCGGGGCGCCAGTGGCCTGAAGTCTTCCCAAAGCTCCCACGAATCCACCATGCAGCGCTGCAGATCCGCGAGCGGGAAAATCGATGCCGTGTCGTCGATGAAATGACACATCAGCAGGTTCAGATATTCCTCGGGGCTGTATTCGAGCCGCAGCTCGTCAAGATCGAACAGATTGCAGCCGCCGGCCACCGCGTCTTCAACCGTCACGATCTGGCGCCACTGCCGGTCTTCGCAAAGCCGGCCTCGCGCAAGCGCCTTGTGCGTCACGTCAAGATGCAGGTGATCGACCTTTGCACGGCCGCGATTGAAGTGGTCGCCGGTCCAGAACGAATACGCCTCGTGCTGCATGCTCGACGGCGTGGAGAAATAGGTTTTTCTCCACTTGCTATGCATCGCCATCCCGGATGCGACCTTGTTCAGCTTGCGAAATCCGCCGACCCAGAAATACTCATCAAAGTAGAAGTTGCCGTGATAGCTCTGCGCGGTGCGTGCGTTTGTACCGAGGAAATACAGCATCGCCTCGTTCGGCAACAGGATTGGCTCGCCGGACAGATCCACGTCCGCGGCCTCGCGCGCGAACTGGCACATGTACTGCCGGAAGACGTGCGCCTGTGCCTTGCTCGCCGATAGAAAAATCTGGTTGCGGCCCGTCTCGATGGCGTCGACCAGTGCCTCGCGGGCGAAATACCACGTCGCGCCGATCTGCCGCGATTTCAGGAGATTGCGCGTGCGCTGGTCGCGCTGGCGATACCAGACCTTCTGGTAGTCAAACAGCGAGTCGCGGAACGCCTCGACGATCCGGTCGCGCTGTTCGTCGCTAAATTCGTTGCGCGCGGCCTTCTGTTTGCGCGGCGCCGTGTTGCGCGCCGCGATGTTCGGATTGAGGTCGCTTTCGCGGCCGGTCTCGCCGTACTTGTGGACACGCGCCATGCGCTCGACCTGACGCATCAGCAGATCAACTTCCTTGAAGTCGCGACCGTCCTTTTCCGGCTTCGCGATCAGCACCGCAAGCCGCGTTTCCAGCGACGACTCGATGCGTTCGATCGGCGACGCCTTATCCCATTCGTCGCGCTGTTTCCAGGCCTCGACGGTTGCGCGCTTCAGCTCAAGCTGACGTGCGATCGACGTGACCCGCCAGCCCTGCCAGTACAACGCGCGAGCGATGCGGCGGGGGTCGGCATTCGATTCAAGAACAGGGGTGATGTCGGCGGTTTCTAGCATGGCGCCAAGTTTCTCGCGACGCGCGCGCGAGAGCATCCCCATGCGTCTGTACCCATATCGGGGACATGCGCCAACGGTTGAGCCGCAGCGCTTGCAAACGCAAGATATGAACTCACGCAAACCAACCCTTCAGACCCTGCAGGAGACCTCACAATGCAATCTCGCAAGCTGTCGCTTATGTCGTTCGCCGTTGCGGCGATCGCATTCGCTTTCACGATGGACGCACAGGCGGCAACGCTCGCCGTGAGTAGCGCCCTTAACCACGCCGATCTGATCGGCGGCCACCTCGGCGCTGGTGCGCTCGCGATCGGCTCCGTTACTGCGGCCGGCGCCGGCGAATCGGTCAAGCACGCGGCGACCCGATTTTTCCGTATCGCTGTTGAAGGTGCGACGAGCGACGGCCGGACGATCGACCGCGCATCGCTCACGCAGATGGCGAAGAACTACAACCCGGAGATGTACGGCGCGCGGCTGAACCTCGAACACTATCGCGGCATCATCCCGGACAGCCCTTTCAAGGCATACGGCGACGTGATCGCGCTCGAAACGCGCGATGAAACCGGCCCGCTCGCCGGCAAGCTCGGCCTCTATGCGCAGATCGCACCGACGCCCGACCTCGTTGCGCTCACGAAGGCAAAGCAGAAGATTTACACGTCGTGCGAAATCGATCCGTCTTTCGCCGACACGAATCAGGCGTATCTCGTTGGCCTCGCGGTGACCGACAGCCCGGCCAGTCTCGGCACGCAGGTACTTTCCTTCGCCGCGCAGAATCCGGCGGCCTCACCGTTCGCCAGCCGCAAGCTCAAGCCGACAAACCTTTTTACCGCTGCCGAAGACCCGGTGACGATCGAATTCGACGAAGCCGCCGCGCCGGCGTTTGGCGCGCTGTTCTCCCGCGTGGCCGAGCTGCTGGGCAAGTCGAAGAAGAAAGACGCCAACGACGACACACGGTTCGCCGACGTAGGACAGGCCGTTGAAACGCTCGCCACGCACGGCAAACAACAGGCCGATGCCGTGGCCTCCCTGACGCAGACCGTCAAGGAACTGTCCGAGCTGCGCGAAGCCGATCGAAAGGCATTCGACGAACTGCACACGCAGCTTTCGAAGACCAGCAACACGCCGACACGGCCGCCGGCGACCGGCGCCCCCGCTGCTGTTGTCACCGACTGCTAATCCGCATTCGTGCCCCTCACCGTTCCCGGAGAATTATTAAATGCGCAATGACACCCGGATTGCTTTCAACAAGTATGTGGAAGCGATCGAACAATTGAACGGCGTTCAGGACGCCACGCTGAAATTCGCTGTCTCGCCGAGCGTTCAACAGAAGCTTGAAACCCGCATCCAGGAATCGAGCGACTTCCTGAAACGCGTCAACATGATCGGCGTGACCGAACAGCAGGGCGCGAAGCTCGGCCTCGGGATCGGCGCGCCGATTGCAGGCACCACCGACACCACGAAACAGGATCGCGAAACGACTGACGTCAGCGACCTCGACGAGAACGGCTACGTTTGCACGCAGACGAATTTCGATTCGCACATCACCTATTCGAAGCTCGACGCGTGGGCGAAATTCATCGATTTTCAGGCCCGTTTGCGCGATGCGATCGTCAAGCGCCAGGCGCTCGACCGCATGGCGATCGGCTTCAATGGTACCTCGCGAGCGGCGACCTCCGACCGCACAAAAAATCCGCTGCTGCAGGACGTCAACAAGGGTTGGTTGCAGAAGTATCGCGACCAGGCCGCGGCCCGCGTGCTGCATGAAGGCAAGATCGCCGGCAAGGTTCAGATCGGCAAGGGCGGCGATTACGAAAACCTTGATGCGCTGGTTTTCGACATCCTGTCGAGCATGGTGGACCCGTGGCATCAGGACGACACGGAGCTGTTCGTTTTCTGCGGCCGTGGCCTGATGCACGACAAGTATTTCCCGATCGTCAACACATCACAGGCGCCGACCGAAACCCTCGCGGCTGACGTGATCATGAGCCAGAAACGCATTGGCGGCCTGCCGGCGGTCAGCGTGCCGTTCTTCCCGCCTCATGCGCTGCTGATTACGCGCTTCGACAACCTGTCGATCTACACGCAGGACGGCGGTCGCCGGCGCAACATCGTCGATAACTCGAAGCGCGATCGTATCGAAAACTACGAGTCGAGCAACGACGCCTATGTCGTCGAGGATTTCGGCTGCGGCGCGATGGCCGAGAACATCGAACTCATGCCGAAGGCCGCGTAATGAAAAGCCCCGCCCAACGCCACTACGAACGCGTCTCGGCCGAACAGGCGGCGGCTTCGGCCGCACCGGGCGAATCGCTCGCCGGCGCGAGCGCGTACGAGCTGATGCTCGCGAAGCTGGCGGCCGACCGCCGGCGCCTGAAGGCGATCCAGTCGATCGAACGCAAGGTCGACGTGAAGCGTGCCGAGCTGCTGCCCGAGTACGTGAACTATGTCGCTGGCGCACTGCGCGGCGGGCGGGGCGCGCAGGACGATGTGCTTACAACTGTGATGATCTGGCGCGTCGACGCGGGCGACTTCGCCGGCGCGCTCGATATCGCCCGGTATGCGATCGCGCACCGGATGACGCTGCCCGACCAGTACGACCGGCCGCTCGCGACCGCGATCGCCGAAGAATTCGCGCAGGCCGCACTAGCGGCGTTCAAGCTCGGCGACACATTCGACGCCGACCAGCTCGCCGAAGTGATGGCGCTGACGAGCGCCGCCGACATGCACGACCAGGTGCGCGCGAAGCTGCATAAAGCGCTGGGCAAAGCACTACAGGATTCGGACAGGGCTGCGGCCCTCGACCATCTACGCCGCGCGTTGCAACTCGACGAACGCGCCGGCGTGAAACAGGACATTGCCCGACTCGAAGCGAGTTGAGCGATGCGGCCAGCGCCGACGCTGGCCGCAATTAAGGAGCCCCCCCGGCATGGCGGCGCCGGCTGACGAAATGCAACACCTGACGGAAACGCGTTTCCGACGCCGGCCCACCGCCATCATTTTTCTGAGCCATGTTCCATGAACAGCTTTATCGCGACCGCAGAAGCCACCAAGCCGCAGACACCCGGTTCGCCGGCCGATGCCGCGATCGTCACGAACGATGGCTGGTTTCCCGACATCAACATGAACGCCTTGCGCGCGTCGATGCGGCTCGACGGCACCGTGACGTATGAACGCCTGCGCGACGCCACGCTCGACGCGATCGCGAGCGTGAATGCGGAGCTCGTCACATGGCAGGCCGGCCACGTTGCGGCCGGTCGCGTCGATCTGGCCGCTGTACCGGCGCCGAACATCGGCGGAGAAAGTGTGCAGCTCGCGCGCTATCGCCGCGCCGTCTTCAATCTCGCGCACGCCGACCTGACCGAGCGATACCGCGATTTCGACTCGACGAAGTCCGGCGGCCAGAAGGCTGAAGACCTCGAAGCGACGATCTGCGAAGCCCGCCGAAACGTTCGCTGGGCATTGAGCGACATGCGCGGGCTGTCGCGCTCGACGATTGAGCTGATCTGATGATCGTCATTGCACAACAGGGCGACACCGTCGACGCGCTGTGCTGGCGTCACTACGGCCGCACCGATGGCACCGTTGAGGCGGTCCTCGAAGCGAATGCGGGCCTCGCCGACTACGGCGTGATCCTGCCGATCGGCACCCCCGTTTTTCTTCCCGAGCTGGCGAGCGTCAACACGTCGACGCCGCTGCTGCAACTGTTTGACTGATACACACGAACCCACGGAGCCGACCATGGCCGAACCGAGTACCACCACCCTCGCACTGTCGGCCGCGATTGGCCTCGCGAGCCTCGCACCGGGTATCGACGGCAACGCGCTGATCGGCGCTTTTACGGGCGCCGCGCTCGTTGTCGTCACGTCGAAGGATATCGGCGCATTGAAGCGCCTCGCCTACATGCTGATTTCGCTGGTGATGGGCTATCTGGCCGCGCCCGAGATCGTCAACGCGACCCCGATCAGGTCAACCGGCGTGGCGGCGTTCTTCGCGGCCGCAATGGTCATTACCGTCACGCTGCAGCTGATCGAGCGCGTCAAGACGCTCGACCTGTTCGCGATGTTCAGGAAAGGAGGGTAGGCCACCGTGTTCTATCACTTCACCCCTATCGCGCTGATCGCACTGGCGGCCTATTTCGCCGCAATCGTGCGCGTGCTGACCTACCGCCGGCAGGGCGCCCGGCACCGTCGCCACGTCTCATGGATCGCCTGGGCGCTTGTCGTCGTTATGGGCGGCTCGGCGATCGAACTGGCGCTACACGCGAAATCGACCGGCATTTTCGAAGCGGGCTCGGCGGTGCTGCTGGCCCTGTTTGTCCTTGGCGTGCGCGGCAACGTCGCGCGCCTGCTCTGGAGTAATGAACCATGATGACGCACCGTTTCGGCGACCACGGCGACGACGTTGGCCTGTTGCAACGCCGTTTGATCCGCGCCGGCTACCCGCTCGACGTCACGCACCTGTACGACGACGCCACGGAGTCCGCGGTTATCGCGTTGCAGAAGAAAACCGGCCTCGTCGACGACGGCGTCGCTGGCCCCAAGACGCTCGCCGCGCTCGCGACCGGCCAGCGCGACCCCAAGCACCTCGCGCTCGCCGATCTGGTCGCAGCGGCCGACAGGCTTGGCGTGCCGCTCGCCTGTGTGCGTGCCGTCAACGAAGTGGAATCGAACGGATCTGGCTTTCTGACCGGCGGCCGGCCGGTCATCCTGTTCGAACGTCACATCTTCTGGAAACGGCTACAGGCGCGCGGCATCGACCCGGCGCCGATTGCCGCGAAGTATCCGAACATCCTTTCACAGACGCGCGGCGGCTACATGGGCAAGGCGGCCGAGTATTCGCGGCTCGCGTCGGCCGAGTTGATCGACGCCGGCGCGGCGTATGAGTCGGCGAGCTGGGGCGCGTTTCAGGTGATGGGCTATCACTGGGAACGGCTCGGCTATTCGAGCATCGAC